CATGAAGGTAGGCTTTAACTATGTTAATCCAGGAGATATCGTTTTTGGATCTTAATTATTAATTCATAGAGGGGGGCAACCCCCTTTATATAAAACTTAAACAATATGCCACTATGTACAGCCCTTGAGGGCATTCAAAAAAGTTGCGATAATAACAGTGGAGGTATCTATCAAGTATGGTTTATCCCACAAGAGCAGATAGCTACTGTTACAACTGTTACAACTTATCCAAATTATGAGGTTACTGCTATTACTTTAGCACCTGTTACCCCTGTATTTGAAGGTTACTTCATTCGCAGAAATACATCAAACTATACAGAAGAGCAGGCTGCTGATCTTATCAATGGCTCTACTTTTGTAACTCAAACTATCAATTTAGTATTTCACAGACGTGAAGCTGCTAAGTCTAATGCACTTAAGATACTTGCTTCAGGGCAACAGTACCTTGCAGGTGTAGTATTAGACGCTAATGGTAAATATTGGTACTTCCCATACTTGCAGCTTACTGCTACAGGTGAAGGATCAGGTACAGCTAGAGCTGATGGTTCTAAATACACAGTTACTATGGTAGCTGAAAATGAGCAGTTAGCACTAGAGGTTATCCTCACAGGTGGAGCTGCTGCTTACACTGCTTTAGGTTTAGTATAATCTATTGCCTCTCTAAAATTAGCCCTGCAATTTGTGGGGCTTTTTTTATTTCTAAACATTTGCCTTACATCATATAATATAGTTATGATATACATAGAACAGGGAGTGATTAACCAGGTAGTGCTAACCTTAACAGAGGTCACTACTGTACCCACCCCTCATTATCTATTCGCTTTTACTAATGAAATGAATACTACTTCTAGCACTCAGTTATTTACTACTGCAGATACTAGCTTATGGCCTGAACGGTACAATCTTTTTGTACTCAACGAGCCTGTAGATATCATCTTAAAGCAGGGGCAATTTATTTACCAAGTTTATCAGAGCTCAGTACCCTATGTACTACCCTTAACTATTGCACAATCCACAGGAGTGGTGATAGAGGAAGGTAGAATGGTGGTAAGTGGGCCAGTAGGGACTTCAATATACGATTAATTATGGCATGGTATAGTAACTTTTTTAAGAAAGAGAGCACAGCTCCTGAGGTAGTAGAAGGATATCAATCCTTTAGCACCCCATTTATGCCTGTTGGCCCTGGTAATCTTACTCTACCTTATGTAGATAGTAGGTACAGTGCTAATATGTGGCAGAATTTTGGGGCTGATAATCTCTACCCTAGTCTACTTAACCAAATGTACTACGCTAGCCCCTTACATGGTGCTATTGTGGACTTCAAAACTAATGCAGTGATAGGTGGTGGCTTTGCACTTAAGACTGATTTACTAACTACTGTAGAGAAATTAGAGCTTTATACTTTTGAAAGGAAAATTAATCTTAAGCATATAGTAAAGGCAGTCACTAAGCAGCTCATCATCCATAATAGAATATACTTTAAGATCTGTTATGGTCAAGGCAAAAAGATTACTAGGATAGAGAATGTATCCCCTGAGAAAGTAAGAGTAAGTGCAGATAAGAGAATGTATTTTATTTGTGATGACTGGTCACGTAGGATAGGCATACAAGAGATAAAGCCATACCATATAGCTAACACTGACTATGAGCAGTTATACTGCTATGAAATTAAGTCTATAGGGCAGGATCACTATTCACTACCACAATATACAAGCTGTCTTAATTTTGCGTTTCTCTCAGGTGAGCTAAGCTACTTTGCAAAGTCTAATATCCAAAATAGTATTTTTCCATCTTTTGCTATGATGTTCCCTAAGAGACCACAAAGTGAGGAAGAGAAGCACATGATCAAAGAAACTATTGACAGGATGAAAGGAGCTGCTAATGCAGGTAAAGCTGTAGCGTTCTTTGCCAATTCTGCTGAGCAGTTACCTAAGATAGAAGCCATGCCTACTAATGGTAATGATAGCCTATTTCAAGAAGCTTCACAGCTAAACACTGAGCAGATTTGCTTTGCCCACACAATAGATCCTATCTTAATGGGTGTACGTACTACAGGATCATTAGGTGGTGGTGCAGATATTAAGCAGGCTTATGTGATCTTTGAAAAGAATGTAGTAATGGAGCTTAGATCATGTGTACAGCATATCTTTAACGAGTTACTAACAATCTCTAAGATTCCTGCGGAGTTTACTATCAATAACTTCCAAGTAATTAATGAGAATATAGTAGAGCTAGAAGGTGATACTTCTAAGACTAATGATGCACTAAACTCACTTAGCCCATTGGTAGCTACCAAAGTATTAGAGACAATGACAATTAATGAGGTGAGAGCCTTAGCATCCCTTCCTCCTATTGAGGGTGGAGATATCACATCTGCAGCAGCTGCTGCTGTAGTAGCAACCCCTATAACACCCATTGTATAATGCTATACTTCATAACAGAAACTTATTTAAAAGTTAATACACCTATTACTGCTAATGTGGATGTAACAGATGTAACACCATACATAGCTACTCAGGCAGCACTAAGAGTACAGCCTATTTTAGGCACTACTTTCTATAACTATATGCTAACTCAGTATAATGCTCAGACACTTAACCCTGATGAGGTAGATCTAGTAGAGTTTATTCAACCTGTAATTGCATGGAGATCTGCAGAGGATGCTGTTTTCGGATTAACCTACCAACTTAAAAATAAAGGTTTGCAAACACAATCAGGAGATTATTCTGCTAGTGTATCTCGTAATGAGGTAGCCTTTGGAATGGAGCATTATGCACAAAAGGCATCATTCTTTGAGCAGAGACTTATTAGATGGCTCCTGGTGAACAGGGCACTCTTCCCTCAGTTCATATCTACCACTAATCAGGATACAGATCTACGGCCCATGTTTAATAACTGCAGCTGCATCAATCAATGGCAAACAACTTGCTTAGGTACCTGTGGAACCTTTAGAGAGAATGGATATAATAACTCTATTTTAATACTCTAATGAAAGTACAATTATCTATCTTACTATCTTCTATTCAAAAATCATCCCTACAATTATTAGCAGTGGTATCTACTTTCTTTTTACCTATTACAGGGATCTTATTTTTAATTGGTTTTGCCATTGTGGTAGATACGCTAACAGGTATATGGAAGGCTAAGAAATTAGGCATACCTATTACATCTCGCAAGCTATCAGCTATCATATCTAAATTAATGCTATATGAAGTGGCTGTTATTTTATTCTATCTTATAGATAGGTTTATTCTCAATGATATTATTTTAACATTCTTTAGTGTACCTTTAATGCTAACAAAAATACTATCTCTAGTATTAGTAAGTATAGAGGTGATAAGCATATCAGAAAATTACAAGGCAGTGAAAGGTATTGATTTGTGGCAGGCTATGAAGCTATTATTTGCAAGAGCTAGAGATATTAAGCAGGATATAGATACAATAAAATGATAAGAAAACTATTTAAGTATTTGAACTTCCTACAGCAGGAGAAGATTAAAGCCATGATTTATAGATCATGAAATACGCTGCATACATATTAGCTGTGTTCAGTATCTTAATGATATTTGAGCACTTCCTACTAAAAAAAGAAATTAAATTTTTAAAAGATGAGCTATACAAGAGAGCAGATTCAGACAGCAGTCAAGAGTAAAGGTTACGTATGGTTTGACAGCCCTAAAGACTATGATGTAAACATTGTAGGAGTAAGAAACTTAAAGCCAGGTAAGAAGGTTACCAATGAATTTGATGATGTGATCACTGTATCCTATAAACTAATGGGAGTATGGCAGTATCATGAGTGGAAAATTACCACTGATCCTGGTAAGAAACCTACTGAAATATTAAGGCAGTCTAAAGGAGTGGCGAGATTAAAGCCAGGGCAGTATAGAGGGGTGTATAGTGTCTCTTTACATAATGGTAAGTATGAAGCTCTTTGCCAACGCTTAGGTAATGTTACTGTATACAGGGATAACAATAAGGATACTACCTATGATGAGAAGGTAACTGAGACAGGGTATTTTGGTATCAATATACACAGATCATCCATATACAAAGATCCTGCATATGTGGATTATTTCTCAGAAGGCTGTCAAGTATTTAGGTATAATGCAAACTTTGTAGAGTTCATGAAGATAATAAACAAATCAAAGGCTGCTTTTGGCAATAAGTTTACATATACTTTAATTGAGCTATGAGGCTCTTACTACCCCTTATAGTACTAACCCTACTATATGGCTGTTCAAGTGCTAAGAAAGCACAATACCACTATAAGAAAGCACTTAAGCATGGGCTAGAGATAGTACAGGATAGTGATACTATTAGAATCATCTCAGTAGACAGCTTTGCAGTGATACGAAATGATACGATTATATGGGAGAAGGTGATAACCACAAAAGATACTATCATTAGTTTTAAGAATGTCTACATTCCTAAGACTAGGTATCAGACAAGAATCGAATATAGGTATAAAACTAAACTACTAAAGCAGGATGTACTGAAATATAAGTACATATATAGAGAAGCTAAAGAGCAGCGTAAAGCTGTACAGATAACTAAGTCCAAAACTAATTGGATGCTGTTACTATGGGGGTTCCTTGCAGGAGTACTACTGTCATTCGTCACTAGACTATTAATAAAACTTTATTTATGATCAAACATTGTAAAAATGTGCATGAGCTTACCCTTGATAAGCCCTGTGTTCAAATTGCTATGCTCTCAGATTTGCACTGGGATAACCCTCACTGTGATAGAGAGATGATAAAGAGGCACCTAGATTATTGCTTAGAGGAAGATATACCTGTGATGATCAATGGTGATATGTTTTGCTTAATGCAAGGTAGAGGTGATAACAGGCGTAACAAGTCAGACATAAGACCTGAACACAATAACGCAAAGTACTTAGATTCTATAGTAGAAACTGCTGTAGATTGGTTCCTGCCCTATGCTCACATCATTAAATTGGTAGGATACGGTAACCATGAGACAGCTATAATTAAATTTCAAGAGACTGATATACTGCAGAGATTTGTGGACCTTCTAAACTATAAGGCAGGATCTAATATTCAGACAGGTGGTTATGGTGGATGGTTTATAATTAAGCAGGCATCAGGATGGGGTACATCCTACACTACTAAGATCAAATACTTTCATGGATCAGGTGGTGGTGGTATAGTTACCAAAGGTGCTATCAATTTAACAAGGGCCTTAGAGCTTTATGAAGGCTTTGAAGTTTTTTCTATG